AAAAGGATCTAACATTAAACATATTAGGACCAGTTGGTGATATCGTTGGAGAATGGGTCATCAAAGGAGGATTCGTAACTACAGCAGATTTCGGAGACTATGATTGGTCTAATAGTGAAGTAGTCGACGTATCGTTAACTGTAGCGATGGATTACTGTATCTTAAATTACTAACCGCTACCCTACATACTTTATTAAGAACCCGGCAATTAGTCGGGTTTTTTGTTGTTTTAAAAAAATTTTATTCGTATATTTATAATAAGACAAGTTATACTTAAAAGTTATTTATGAGCAAAACATTCAATTTACCAACAGAAACCGTAGTATTACCATCAAAAGGATTATTATATCCAGAAGATTCCCCATTATCAAAAGGAGAATTAGAGATGAAATATATGACTGCTAAGGAAGAAGACATACTTACCAATCAAAACTACATTACAAACGGTACAGTAATCGATAAACTTTTACAATCTCTTATTCTAACAAAAGATGTTGACTACAATAGCTTACTTGTAGGAGATAAGAATGCTATGATGATAGCAGCAAGAATATTGGCATATGGTAAAAACTACGTTGTTAATTACAGAGGACAGGAGTATACAATAGATTTAAGTTTATTAAAAGAAAAAGAAATTGATCTAGAGATATTTAAAGATAGAAAAAACGAATTTAAATTTACTCTTCCAAAAAGTAAAATAGATGTAACTTTTAAAATTCTTACACATGCTGATGAAAAGGCAATAGACAAGGAATTGGATGGTTTAGCTAAAATAGACACAGAAGCTTTACCTGAGGTTACCACTAGATTAAAACATGTAATAACATCTGTAGACGGCTCAGACCTGGATACGGATATAAGAAATTTTGTTGATAATTACTTATTAGCAGAAGATGCAAGGGCACTAAGGAATGAAATACTTAAAATATCACCAGATATTAAAATGGTATTCAAACCTGAATTTAGTCCAGAGGAAGGAGTGGATATACCCCTGGGGGTAGGCTTTTTTTGGCCTAAACTCTAACTATAGAAATATAGTATTTTCTCAAATACATCAAATAGTTTTCAACGGAAATGGAGGATATACATGGAATGATGTATATAATATGCCTATATGGTTAAGAAAATTTACTTTCCAGGAATTAAAAGACCATTTTGATAAGAGAAATGAACAACAGGAAAAGGCTATGAAAAAAGCTAAAGGTTTACAAAAGGCTAAAATACACAGGCCCGATATAAAACCTAATTACAGTACAAAGACTTCTAAATAATAGAGGTCTTTCCTATTTATATAAAAGAAATACAGTGGCAGAAAACGATAATTTTGATTTTTTAAGAGACGGTAAGGCATTAAAGAACATACGTGAGTTCCAGAATATCATACTTACGACTAAGGATAATGTTAAGCAACTGGGTGCAGACTTTAAAAATGCTACAGATAATTCAGCGGATATGGTTAATAATGCCGGTGAAGTTGCTAAAACCTTTGAAGATGTAAACAAATCATTGAGAAATTTTGCTGATCTACAGAGTAAAGTTTTTACCTCCAATAAATCCTTAGCTAGTATAACTAAAGACAGAGTTAAGCAAGAAAATAGACTGTATCAAATTAGAAGTGATCAATTCGCAGCTACAAGGGATTTTCTCAACACTCAAACTAAAGTAAAAAAACTTGATGAGGAAATTTTAGACCTAAGGGACGAAATTACTACTGCAACTGATCAAGAGAAAAAAGGATTACAGGAAAATCTTAAAAAGAAAAAGGAAGAACTAAAAAAAGAACAGGGAAAACTTGAAGTACAAGAAAAGTATGCAGAGAGTTTAGTTGAGGGTAAAGAGACAATTAGTAAAGTAGTTGATGAGTATAAAAACCTTGAAACTTTTGCAGAATCAATTAACAACAAGGTTGGATTCTTCAACGGTATGGCTGCTTTTGTTAAGGATATACCCGGTTTAGGTGCAATATCTAAACCATTCCAAGATGCTGCTCAAGCTGCACGTAAATCACAAATACATTACGAAAAAATACAAGGTATCAACATAGAAACCGGTGAGGGTCTTACACAAGCCAAAATTATAGAATTAGGTCTAGCAGGTGAGTTATTAGATGAGGAAGATCAAATTTTAGAAGGTGCTAAGGCTGTTGCAAGAATTAGAGAACTTGGGTTAGAAGACGCCTTTAAAGGTACTAGTGGTCTTGTAGCAGGTACAAAATCACTTGGTAAGGCTATGGTTAAAGCTTTAGGTCCTCTAGCACTTATAGCAGTAGCAGGAAAAGCACTTGCAGCAGCAGTAAAACTATTCGTCGGATCTGCTATAGAATCTCAGAAAAGAACAACACTTATTGCCAGAGAATTTGGTATTTCAAGAGATAGTGCTATAGCTATGAGAAAAGAAATGCAAGCAATGGTAACATCCTCAGGTAAACTATATGTTAATGTAGGAAATTTATTAGCAGCTCAAACAATGCTTGTAAATCAGCTAGATAGAGGAGGTCAATTTAGTCAAGGAAACCTAGAAACAATTTTACTTCTTACTAAAAGAATGGGACTGACTGATGATGTAGCAACTAAAGTAGCAGCAAGAGCAGAAGCATTTGGTATAAATTCTAGAACTAACATAGATACTATAATGCAAATGAACAACGAGTTATACAACTCAGGTCAAAGCACTGCAACTATTGGACAGCTAATGAATTCAGTTAGTGAAGCAACAGGACAAGTAGCAGCATCATTAGGATTTAGTAATACTAATATAGCAAAAGCTGTTAACCAGGTTAGAAGATTTGGTTTAAACTTATTACAGGCCAGAAATATTTCAGAAGGATTACTTGATTTTGAAAAATCTATAAGTGCAGAATTAGAAGCAGAATTATTCCTGGGTAGAGATATTAATTTAGATAAGGCTAGAATGATGTCTTTACAAGGTGATATAGTCGGGGCTACGTCTGAAGTTATGAAAATAACAAGAGGTTTGACGGACGAGCAAAGAAAAAGCCCTATAGTAATGGGTGCACTAGCCGATGTTATAGGTATATCAGTAGATGAATTACAAGATGCTTACTTACTTGAAACAGATAGAGCAAGACAGGGTCAACAGCAAATTGAAAACTATAAAAAATATACTCAAATAGTTGAAAGACAAATGATGATAGAAAAAAGGTTTAAGGAAACACTTTTAAAACTAGATGAAAAAATAGCAGCAGCAAGAGAAGCCGACGATCAAAAAGAACTTGAAAGCTTACAGGAACAAAAAAGAGAAATTGAAAGGAAAGTTGATGCAAACCAAAAGTTTGTTGAACAGCAAAAAGCTAACCTTAAAATAGCTGATGGGATGTCTCAAATGTTAGAGGAGAACTTTACTGCACAAGAGGCTTTCAACGAAACAGTAGCCAAATTAAAAGATAGATTAGTCGAGTTTACAACTGCACCAGCCTTTGATAAAGTTTTAATTAGATTACAACGATTTGCTGATGAAGGTCTATTAGGACTGGTTGGATATATAACTGACGAAGAGATTTTATCTGACCCTAATCAAGTAATTGACCCTGAGTTGGTAAAAAGACAGAAAAATGAAAGTATAAAACAAGATCAAGCTAATAAGAAGTTAGAAGAGTTAAATAAGAATTCTGAAAAAAATGCAAAACAAATAGCAGAACAAACAGAAATAGTAGAAGAAAGTAACAAAGAGCTACAAGGCATTAGAGATGAAATAAAAGCACAAAAAGATAAAGAAGCCATAGACTTTATCAAGAGCAGAATAAGCGATATTTACGATGGTACAGACTTAAATAAAGAAGCTTTTAATCAAATTTATCAAGAAATGTCCGCTCTTGATTATGAAGACGAATTTAATGAGTTCTTTGATAGTTATCAAGCTGGCTATGATAAGCTTGTTAGTAAGACTGATAACACATATGCTAAAGCATTTGCAACAGATCTTCGAGAAGCACGAAACGAGATTAGGAAACAAGGTTCTACAGGAACTATGCAAGAGGGTTTATATCAAGCAGAAGAAGAAAAACCTAAACCAGGGCCTGTCTACCCTTATAAGCAGGATCCAATAGGACCACAACCAAAAGATGCACAGTTAGGTGATTTTATCAGTAGACCAGGTCAAGGAATAGCATCATTTAATAAAGATGATATTATCTTAGGAGGAACTAATCTTTTTGGAGGTGAATATAAACAACCGGAAATAGATATTGATATACCAGACAACTCAAAAGCTATAGAAAAAACGAATACGCTACTAGAAAAATTAATAGCAGCAGTATCAAAAGGAGGAAACGTATACATCGACGGTAATAAAGCCGGTCGAGCAATGGTTTTAGCAACACAAAAATTAAGTTAAACTATTTATAATAAAAATAATTATGGGAATTTTAAAGAATCAATTAGAAACATCTAAATTAGGTTTAAACGGAAAGACACCTGATAACAGAGCTGGATCTTCTGCAGATAACGATATTCACTTCACAGATGGTGATCACGTTAGCGGCCATACTAACTTAGATAAGAAAGTAGTCAATAAATATATCGACAACAAGCCAGAATAATAAGTGGCTATATTTAAGAAATACCAACAACAAGGAATACCACAGACCCAGAGGTATAAGTATTCCGATGCTGTTAATATAGGTAATGAACCTATAATACAGAAGGATATACCTGTGTCTGTTGATAGCCAAACACCTACTAATAACCAATTTACCAGACGTACAAACGATTTAGGTAGAATAGCAACATTACTCACTCAAAAACCTGGATTAAAGTTTATTGCAAATAGAACTGCTCTAGGAGTAGTACAGCAAAATGTAGAAGAATACTGGGATAATGCTAAAGAGCCTAAAACAGACGAAAGCCCAATAAAAACTAAATTTAAAGATAAATTAAAAAAATTAGGTAAACAGGCATTAAGAGGTTTAGGAGATACCGGTAAGATACTTGCTACAACCCTTGCACAGGTACCGGTAAATGGTACCGGAACCCATTTTGTAAGAGGGGATAAACAAGGTCTAGGTAATATGTTAGAAATATTTACAGGACCACAAGCCGGAGAAAGTCAAAAAATAGACTCAATTAATGTAAATTTACTACCTGTTAAACACCATAATTCTGTATTAGAATTTTCAACGAAGGATCTTATAAGATTTAGATTTACAGTCATGTCCCCAACAGCAGATTCTCAATCGCCTATTAAGTATAAAACTTTAGACTTTAAAGCATACCTCACAGCTTTAGATGATAATTTTAACGGTGATTGGAATAGTTGGAAGTATAATGGTAGAGCAGAAAATTTTTATACCTACAACGGATTTGAAAGAACAGTTAATATTGGATTTAGAATAGCTGCGGCAACAAAAAAAGAAATGGCTCCTTTATATGCTAAAATGGTAGAATTAGCGTCTACAACAGCTCCAACCTATGCTGAAGGAGGGACTATGAAAGGAAACTTTGTAAAAGTTACCATAGGAGATTATTTATCTAGAATACCAGGAATAGTAACTAGCGTAACATATAATTGGGCTACAGAGTACCCATGGGATGTTGGATACGATTCTTTAGGAGAGTCTACTAATGATCAACAGCAACTACCTACAGTTCTAGACTGTACGGTTGCATTTACTCCAATCCATCATTTTGTTCCTCAACAAGGATTTGTAGAAGGTCAAGAAAATTACTTTATAACAAGAAAAACTGATGATTTTGATATAGCTAAACAGGTACAAAATGCTAATAATCAATCTAGTAATCAATTTGCAAAATTTAATAATTTTTCTAAATTTAATTTAGGTTTATAATTTCAGTAGTAAGGTTTGAAAAGATATAATAACATACAACAAGTTAAAACAGATACAGGTAAACCATACAGGACTAATGCTATATATCCTAGATTACCTGAAACTGAAAACGACATCTACGTTATAACTACAGCAGGTGATAGGTACGATACACTTGCTTTTCAATTTTATAATGACTCATCACTTTGGTGGGTAATTGCTACAGCAAACAACACTACAAACGGTTCTTTAATTCCTACAGTCGGTCAACAATTAAGAATACCAGCAGATAAGAACCTTGCACTTAAATTATTTGATCAACTAAATAGAGCAAGATAATGTCTAGAATATTTGGAGGCCCTTTTAATAAATTTGTAATAGATGCATTACAAGCACGTCAAGATCTTTTAAATAAAAATTACAGAGACGATAAAGAGTTAGTTTTTCTTAACAGTAATCATTCTTGGATTAAACTTACCTCTTGTGTAAACACAGAAGAAGGTGATAAACTTGCAAAAGACAATGTTTTAATGGGTGGTACTTTGTACAATAAAGCTGCTAGACAAGGATTTAGACCCGGTCAAGAAGAAAGTTCTTATGAGTTTAATACAGAGTTTGGTTTTGTACCTATGCCAGGTATTGATAGTATATCTGTAGAAACTAAAAATGTATATGGATCACTAAAAGCGGCGACTGTTGAGTTTAAAGCTAATTCTCCCGAACAACTATCAAAATTAGAACAACTTTACCTAAGGCCTGGATTCAATATTTTGCTAGAATGGGGAAATGCTGTTTACCTTGATGGTACTGATTTAAGTGATGTTAAGACTATACCTGAAGAAATTACTTTTGGTTCTAAACTAAAAGATGTTTATGATGAAATTATTAAACTAAGACAACAGTCAAAATATAACTATGATGCACTTTTTGGTGTTATAAAGAACTTTCAATGGGCGTATGCAGAAAATGGAGAATATGACTGTAAAGTTGATATTATAGGCAGAGGAGAACTTATTGAATCTTTACAGACATTATTTTATTCTGGAGTAAATGCAGAAGATCAAGAAAAAGAAGGAGATAGAGATCAAGTAGGAACAGCACTACAGCAATTTTTAAATGAAATAATTAACAATTATAAAGAGGGAGAATTTAAACCAATTAAAAGCCAACAAGTAGCAGAAGAAATTAAAAATAATCTTGGTAGATCTGTAAAAATACACTCCCATTTAGTAGATACTGCACCTCCTAACAATAGATTCTTTTATATGCCATTATCAGATATACTAGAGGCTATCAATGTTTGTTTAATGCTTAAACACGGTGACGAAAAAGAACCAATTGTAAAATTTAACACTGAAAATAACCCAGAAAAAGCACAACCTTTTGTTACTTATAGTGAACATAGAATTGTAGACCCAGCAGTTGGTTATATTCCTAGCAGTAATAGTTTTAAATTTCAATCTAAAGACGGTATTACCGGTATCCTTGATATATTCATTAATATTAGACTTGTTTTAGGTATATTAGATGAATTTGCAGATACAGCCGATAGTGAAAAAACAACTGTTCTGCAATTAGTAAATAGCATACTAGAAAAACTCCAAAATGCAGCTGGCGAAATAAATGAATTTGATATTCATTTTGATGATGACGATAGAATGTATTATATTGTAGATAGGGATAAGACACCATCTCGTAATGATTTGCTAGTTTTAGAAGCTGTAGGTAAAGGATCTACATTCCTAGATATAAGCCTCAGCAGTAAACTCTCCAGCAGAATTAGTGCTATGATTGCTATTTCAGCTAGAGTAAATCAATCCGATGCTGGTGATCAATTATTAGCTATGCAAAAATGGAACGAAGGATTAGAAGATAGATTTATGAGCAAAAAGTATATCTTTGTTGAAGAAGATACTGAGGAAGACAAAAAAGAAAGAAAAAAATCTTTACAAGACTATATTAAAGATATAGAAAAAGGAGAAAATACTTATATAGAAAATAAAAAATCAGTAAGAAATATGCTTGCTACTAATATAAGTGAAGCTAATGCTAGAATAAAACAAAGAAACGAAAATAATGAAGTACCAGGACTTGTTCCTTTAGAATTAGTTATAACATTAAAAGGAATGTCAGGATTCAAAGTTGGACAAGGATTTTTAATTGATGAAACTATATTACCGGAAAAATACCGCGGAGTAGTTGCGTTTATTATTACCGGTTTAGCACAAGAGTTTGAGAATAATCTATGGCAAACAGAAATAACTAGTCAAATGTTTATACTAGCTCCAAGTGCCGGAACAGTTGAAGTAGGAGAAGGAGCTTTTGGAGGAGATTTTGACCAGGGTAACTTTGTAGATATAGGAGGATAAGAATATGTATTTACCAAAATCAAAATATAGCAACACAAAATATACTAACGGTAAAGAATATGTTACCGAAGATGGTAAATACTATACTGGAGCTTACTTTATCACCTACAGCGGTAAATTCTTTACAGGTAATAAGCCTTCTAACAATGCAAGAGAATTAAGAAGATTAGATGTAGAAATACAAAAACTTAAATTTACAGGTGAATTTATCCAACCAACAGAAAAAGACTATGAAAAAGGTTTTATAGAAAGGTATTTTTCACAAGATAAAAGAAATAAAAATGTTATAGAAACAAAAAAATCTAAGTTCCTTAAACTTAGACAACTACCTTACGTAGAGAGCTTATCTTTAAAGTGGAATTTAAAACAACCGGCAGAAGATATAGTTAAAGGTAAGTATGTATATAGTGGTAGTGTTTCTAAGAATAAAAACCTTATAGAACAAGCCGAAAATCAAATGGCTGGTATATCTTTTTTACTAAAATCCCCTTCAGAGTTTGTAAAATAAGAAAATTATCTTATATTACAATAAAGGTTTTATAAGTGTTTTATATAGTAGAGCAAGAAAGTAAGTTAGAAAACTTACAAAGGTTATCGAAATTAGGGTTATATGTAGATGTAATAAGTTCAAATGATCTATATCATCAGAAACTTACAAAAACAATAGCAGTATACATTAGACCTGTACATTCCAAGCATGGATTTATTATACCTATAAGTCATGATGAAGGATTAAATGTATCTAAAGATCGTGTCTACCAAATTTTATTATCTACTAGTAAACTTTATACCATAAATAAAAAAGACCTTCTCTATCACTTTAATCTACAAGAAGCCATAGATTTATCGATGGTCTATTGTATGACAAAGTACGATAGATTGGAGTATCATAGAGACAATAATACATTAAACTACTTTTACAATAGATTTAATAGTTTTGAACATATAAATCAACTTGTACCCTTATCAAAACTGTATGAAAGTTGTGAAAAAATATACGAATCAGTAAAAGATGTAATAGATTACGACATACCAGAAGGATTTGACTTCTATAATAAGACTGCAACTAATGTTTTCTTTTTACTTGAACAAGCTGGATTGGGTATTTTTTATGATAACTTTAATAAAATGTTTAAACCTCGTAACTCGAGGTACAACACAATAGATAATACAGTACTAACCTCATATAATTTATATAATGCTACTTCTAGACCTACTAATGCTTTTAACAGCGTTAATTTCGCTGCAATACCTAAGGGAAGGGATTATAGATCCTGCTTTAGGCCGCAAGGAGACTATTTTGTTGAGTTGGATTTTGACGGGTACCACCTTCGTTTACTTTGTGATCAGATTAATTACGATCTTACAGATGAATCAGCTCATGAACAGTTAGCAAAAAAATATTTTGAAAAAGATGAAATTACAGAAGAAGAATATAATCAAGCCAAGCAAATTAACTTTCACGCAATTTATGGAAAAATACCAGAAAGATGGGCTTTCCTTGAAATCTTTACGAAGATTGATGACTATATCAAAAATTTGTGGAAAGGATACGAAAATGACGGAAAGATCCTGGCACCTATTAGTGGAAAACCATTTACAAGAGAGTTAAAAGACATGAATCCACAAAAATTAATGAATTATATCATGCAATCGCTTGAAACCTCAAGAAATATTCTTATATTAAAAGATGTACTAAGATACTTAAAAAATAAAAAAACTAAGTTAGTCTTATACACATACGATGCATTATTATTTGACTTTTACAAGGAAGACGGAAAAGAAACATTAGAAGAACTAAAGGAGATACTGGAATCAGGAGGGAAATATCCAATTAAATTTAAATATTCCAAAGACCTTAGTTTATAAAATAAAAACATATTTATAAATGATAGAACAACAAGTTATAGCGGCGTTCGATTACGACATTGAACCGTTAGATTTATACGACGATATGAGCAATAAACTTTTCTGTACTTTTGCTACCGAAGAGACTTTAGAAGGAGTCTTAGAGGAGATTCAAGAGAGGTATAAAATAATCTACAACAAAATTTTCGTACTATATTCAAAATCGCAAGATGAATTCATATGTACGTATAATGTTGACTTTGGAAACGTAGGAACGTTTTTAGAGAATACTATTTTAGTACACAGAAAGAAAGAATCTAACACTTTATATACGATCAACGCATTAAACACTTTGATTAAAGAACTTAATGAAGGTGTATTAGATACAAATTACCGCATCAACTGGACAGATTATAGAAATTGTATTCTATTAACTAAAGGTCCAGAACTCAAAAGAGTGAATACAAAACTTTATAAGATTATAGAGTTGGAGAACTAAAAAAAAGTTCTTATATTATTAATAATAAGTTTTAATTAAAATTAGTTATATGGATTTAAATGCTATACGCGCAAAGCTTGATTCGTTAAATAATAACGGTCAACAAAGAGAAAAAACGGACTATTCCACAATTTTTTGGAAACCACAACTGGGCAAACAAACAGTAAGGATTGTACCTTCTGTATATGACCCTGCATTCCCTTTTAAGGAATTAAAATTTCATTACGGTATTGGAAAATACCCTATGG